TAGCCAACCCCGAGGGGGGCTGCACTCAATGGAGTCTAAAGCTACGCCGGTGGAAGCCCGGACCATTTGCTCCCCTCAACCCTATACGTTTACTCGAAAACGTAATAAATCGAGACCGCCCGCTTCTCCAGGGGAGCATCTAAAAATCCTAGTAGTCGGTACCGATCCCGGTGATGACTAGGTTGACTTCGGAGAAAAGACTTCAAAGGGAGAGTACGTGAACCGATAGCGTCTTAGAAAAAACCTCTCATTTGCCTCCATAGCTCAGCTGGTAGAGCTACTGATTTGTAATCAGTAGGTCGTTGGTTCGAATCCGACTGGAGGCTCAGCGGTTACCTGATTTAGCACTAGGACGGTAACAACCATTGGAGGAAGCTAATCTCACGAATGGTCCTGTAGGTTGTCGATTAATCGCGTAAAGTCTCCTACCAGGTAGAGTAGGTGATTCCTTTTTGGAGATAAAGCTCTACCATTTGCGAAAGTAGCTCAGTTGGTAGAGCATGACCTTGCCAAGGTCAGGGTCGCCGGTTCGAACCCGGTCTTTCGCTCAAACTTGCTTTATTTATAAAGTTTTGTTATATTACCTATATGTCTTTAACAGGGGTACACTCTATATATTCATTAACTGAAAGAGAAAGGTATGGGATGGAATCTTATACCCAACTTTATCTTTTTGAGTTTTTAGTTTTGTCGTTATCTTCACATTTATGGCGACAAAATAATGGTTCTATAAAATTAGTATGTGATGATAATTTTTACGAATTTGTAAAAGATAATCAATTATTTTGGATGTGGGACGAGATAGATAATACTACTTTAAAAAAACTTCCACAAGACATAGATTATAAAATATTTTGGACTTATCCCAAAATGTTTATCCAATCCCAACAAAAAGAAAGATTTGCTATTATAGATGCGGATGCTTATACTGTACTCGATTTAAAAGATTTAAAAGAGGATATTATATATGGTCATGAAGAAAAAGATATTTGGCAAATAACTTACCCTAATTTATATGAAATCCCAGAAATTGGGAAATTATTCAAAGGGTTAAATCCTACTTTAGAACATAATGCTATTAATACTTGTTTAGTTGTATATAATAATTTAGATATTATAAAAGAAGTAACAGAAATAACTGATAAGTTTATAAAGTCTCCATATTTAGATTTTAGTCATCCTAATTCTAGTTGGATGTATACTATATATTGTGAACAAAAAGTATTAGGTAATATTGTAAAAGATAAAGGATATACTTATAGATCTTTAACCCCGTATCCTTATAACTGTGATGCTTCAAATGCTCCTTATGATATCTTACCCCAATCTGGAATTCAGCATTTATGGGTTAATAAACAAAGATTGAAAAACGATTATAATACTAGATTAATTTTTACCAGAGATTTTATAAGATATATTGAAGAAGAGTATAATTTTTTATTTGTTCAATTATATCCTTATTTAAATAAATTTAAAGTATGAATGGGTATCATATATATACTAAAAACAAAGATTTTGATAAATATCATGAAATTGACATTCTAGTAAATGTAGCTTCATGTATACATTGGAAACACCATTATGGTCCTATTAAATTATATTGTAACCAAGAATTTTTAGATTATTTAAAAGAATATGGTGCTGATCAATTTTACGATGAAATTGATGTTCATACTTTAGAAAATATACCATATAAAGAACATTTAAATAAATATTGGAGTTTTTGTAAAATATATATAGCTAAAGAAATTGCTAAAACTCAAGATAAATTCGTTATATTGGATAATGATTTTTACCCAACACAATATTATGAATTTGATCAATCTTGTGATTTTATAGGATATCATAAAGAAGCTTATGACCCTAGATCAGAATATAATGTATATATTGATCCTAGAGTATTCTTAAGCGAGGAAAATTTAAATAAATTAGATTGGGATATAGAACCTATTAATTGTGCATTTATGTATTTTAATAATAAAGAGTTAATTAATACATGGTATAATTGGGCTGAAGGGATAATTAGAACTAATTTACATTCTCCTCATTTAGGGTATAATAGAGAAACTATTTTTATAGAACAAAGATTACTTCCGGTTATAGCTAATGCTTTAAATTTAAAAGTAAAAACTTTATTACCTAATATTTATCTTCAATATATAGAATTTAATGAAGATGGTTGGGAATGGTTTCCTATGATAGACTCCCATCCTAAATACAGACATCATTTTAATCATTTTAGACATACGTGGGGGTTAAAAAAATATTATAATACTGACAAGTGGAGAAGTTTGATAATTCAGTTAACATTTGAAGATTTACAAATAACACACCCCAATGATGAATATAAAAATAAAATATCTAAATTAGTGGAAATATGCCAGAATTATCAATAAACTATACCACAACCACCACCCTCGGTGAAATAGAATTTATATATATTTATACGCGTGAAAACACAGGCAGAAATTAAAACATTTGCCCAAATAGTTCACCAATACTATCTGGATGATACGTTTGATAAATCAGACGTTGAGAGATGGCTTGGTGAATTAGAATGTGAATTTGTTGAAATAACACAACATAAAGTTATTTTTAGTTATTTTGACGATTGGTACCCTACTCGAATGACAGTTTATAAGAGTGGACGTACTAAAATAGAAACAGACCTAGATGAATTTCCATGAATTTAGATAACATATTTAATGCTTTTGAAGATGATGCTCCTTTACAAGAAAAGGCAGCATTAGTTATGCTTCAAGAAACACAAGCATTTAAATTAGGTATGTTTAAAAAAATTATATGGAAACAAAAAGATATGGACGCTAAATTAGAGGCCCTAAAAAAACATATGCCTGAATTAGTAGAATTTATGGCTATTAATAATGATGAGGTAGGTGAACTTGTTACATATGCTCGAGCATGGGTCTATATTAAAGATTTTAATCCTACATTAGAACAAGGAATAGACGCAGCTCGTATATTCTCAGATGAATATACCGTTGCTGCTTGTGATTTATCTATTAACTTTTGGGAAGAAAGGGAAGAGTACGAAAAATGTGCACATATTAAAAAAGTTAAAGATTTATTAAAAAAAAGCTTGCCCTCGTAATTTTTTTCTCGTAACTTGGAGGTACAGGAAATGAGAAAGAGAGAGAGGAAGAGAGATGGGGAGATATGGGTACCCCGAGATACCCAATGTTATATATAATTAATTATGAGAAACAAACAATTATTCGTAAACAAATTAGGACAAATTGATGGTAAAGTTAAAGCTCTTAGAGTACTTGTAACCCGCCCTCAAACCCTTCAAGAAATTAATCGATCATTAGATGTTATAGATAATCTATTAGAAGATTTAAACGATATGCTTGAAAGCGAAAACTAATATTTAAATTAAAGTTATGAACCTTACTGCTGAACAAATCCAAAACAATTGGAACGTATTTTTGGGTCTTATTGAAGAACACATTTCTTCACCCCGTAAAGAAAAGCTATTGGAATTCTATAATCAATATGCTGAGCGTGTTATGCTTATGCCTGCTGCTCATAAAAAAGAATACCATAATGCTTTTCCTGGGGGGTATGTAGAACACGTGATTCGTGTTGTACGTTGTGCTCTAAAACAACACCAATTGTGGGCTGATGAAGGAGCTGATATATCTGGTTATACTATTGAGGAACTGGTGTTTGCTGCTCTAAATCATGACCTAGGTAAAATGGGAGATGAAGAACACGAATCTTATATCCCCCAAACTGATCAATGGCGCAAAGATAAGCTAGGAGAGGACTATATGTTTAACACTAAACTTCCATTCGCTTCAGTCCCAGACCGTGGTTTGTTCATGCTCCAATCTCACGGCATCCAGTACACATTTAATGAGATGCTTGCTATTCAAACACACGATGGTTTGTATGATGAAGCAAATAAGAAATACTTAATGACTTATATGCCAGAACAAAAACCACGTACTTGCCTTCCATTCGTTCTCCACTTTGGTGATATGATGGCTGCTCGTATTGAGTTTGAGCGAGAGTGGTTACCTAAATTTAAAGGTAACGTGCCTAAGCAAGAGAAGAATTTTACATTAAATGACAAACCTAAAAATGCCCAAAGCAAACAGCAAAAAGCACTAGGTTCAATTAAAAGTGAAGGATTAAAAAATCTATTAGATAACCTATGATATACTTAGTAGTTATATTATTGATTGCAGTCGTAGCCTTAGGGTACTCGACTTTTAATCTTTTACGTAAAAACGAAAAACAAGAAGATATCTTAGCGGGTTATCTAAATTATTTAGATAAAATCTCGCGAGTAATAGAGGTTTCAGATAAAAGACTAAAGGACATTGACGCACGTGGTACCTTTAAAAGTGATGATGAAGTAGGTTTTTTCTTTCAAGCTATTAAGCAACTCCAAGATATCTTAAACGAGTTCCAACTCCGTAAATACTGATATCTTAATAATGGCTAAAAAACCACAGGATAAAAACTACTTTACTCAAGACACAGAGAATGCTATAGTTGAATATAATAATTCAACTTCATTTTCTCATAAAGAAAAAATTTATCACGAACGTATTCATTATCCGTTTTTTAAATTAACGGAGAATATTATTCATACCTTTAAATTCTACTATACTGAAGTAGAAAATATTGAAGATCTTCAACACGAGGTTATTACTTTCCTACTGACTAAAATGCATCACTTTAACCCTGAAAGGGGAGCTAAAGCTTATTCTTATTTTGGTACTATTGCTAAGAGATATTTAATTATATCTAACCAAAAGAATTATAAAAAGCGCATTGATAAAGCCCCAGTAGAGGAACTTTACAAGGACGACAATCACTCTTATAGTTTAGATGATACTAACTATTTAAATGATCCACTAACTCAGTATATAGACTTATTTGTAAATCATTGTACAGAAAATATATTTGAGTTATTTCCTAAAGATAAGGATGCTGCTATTGCAGATGCAATTCTTGAACTATTCCGTAAACGAGATGAAATAGATGTGTTTAATAAAAAAGCACTCTACATATATATTCGTGAAATGGTTGATGCCAAAACCCCTAAGATTACTAAAATAGCAAATCAACTATACGATATATTTAAATCTAATTACATATTTTATTTAGAACACGGGTATGTAAAGTTTGAATAGTTCATATTTATAAAAAATAAATGTCATAAATATGAGCCAACAATTTGACAAAGTAGTTTTTGGTAAAAAAAAATTCTCGGACTTACTCGAGGAAATATACAACAACCAAAAACGCCGTGAAGCGCAAGTATCAGCGCTTATTTCCGAATTAAAACCGATGGTTTCCGACATTGGTGATGCTACCCTTATTGTTCCTCTTATTAAAGAGTACCTAGAAATTGGTGTTAAAAACGATGATGCCTTGATTAAAATGGCAACATTGGTTCAACGCGCTTTATCTAACACTGCTGAAGATGGTGGTTTAGGAATTAGCGACGAAGAAAAAGCTCAATTATTAGATGAGATAGAAAAAATCCAAAAAAATAAGTAATGGGTATTTTTGGGGGTAATAATCAAAGTAATGGAAATGAAGATATTTTAAATAAATTATCTTCTCAATTTTTATTCGCCCGTGTTCTAGAAATAGATCAATCAACTACATTATCCAATGGTAGTATTAGAGCTGAAATCATGAATGTTAAGGCTACTACTAAGGGAGCCAAAATAATTTCAGCAAAACCTTTTTTCCCTAATATAAAAAGTTACCCATTAACTAATGAAGTAGTATTTGTGATCTCAGGTCCTTCTTCTAAATATTACGAAAATAGTGGTGGAGTTACTTATTATTATTTTACTGCTTTTAATTTATGGGGTAATGTTAATACAAACCCAACCCCTAACCCATATGTTAATGTTAGCCCTCCTAGCACAAATAAAAGTTTAGATCAAATTGAAGCCGGATCCCCTAATCAAAGTGCTGTAGATCCTGCTCCCGTTTTTAAACCTGGATTTTATTTTACAGAAAAAGCTAATATATTTCCCTTATATCCGTTTGAAGGAGATGTTATAATTGAAGGTAGATTTGGTAATAGTATAAGATTTGGTAGTACCGATATACTCCCAACCCCAGCAAACCCTAATTTCCCTTTAAACCCTTGGTCATCTGTAGGAAATAACGGGGATCCTATTACCATTTTAAGAAATGGTCAAAATCCTAATATCAACACCCCAGCCCAAAGCTTAACTTTAGAAGATATAAATAGAGACCAAGCTAGCATATGGATGGGTTCTACCCAAAAAATCCCATTAAACGCTTCTTCTACATTCTATGACAGCTATCAGGATAGTCAAAAACCAACTATCCCTAATCAATATGCTGGGAAGCAGATTATCCTGAACTCGGGGCGTTTAGTATTTAACACTACAGAAGATCACTTAATGTTTTCTTCTAAAAAGTCTATTAACCTAAACGCTGTTCAATCTGTTAATATAGATGTAACAGGTCCTTTTGTGGTTCAAGCTGGTGAGATTTTCTTAGGTTCTAAAGATGCTAATGAGTCTGTTTTATTAGGTGATTCAACTGTTGAATTACTTAAAAATATATTTACAGATATTGGTACCCTTTTAAGTGTAATGAGCCAACAAGTAACTCGTCCTACAGAAACAGGTTTAGGTGCTCTAGCTACTATAGCTTCAGCTGTCCAAGAAAATTTAAGTGGTTATATAGCTCAATTAGAAGACGTTAAATCTGAATTCGTAAAAGTTGAATAATGGCTAGCTTTTTGCAAAGATTACAAGAAACTAAAGACACACTTAAAACATTAGAAACAGTTGCGAGTCAGTCTTTTTCTGATATTGTTTTAGAGGCAGCGGGAATTAATTTACCTGAATTACCTTTCCCAACCCAAGAAGAGGTAAATGCATTTTTTGTTAAAATAGGAGACACAGGAAATAAACTTAATATTCTTCCTCCAACTCAATGGAGTGAACTTCAATTTTTTTT